CGGGGCCTGGAGTATCTTCAGCAAGACTCCTTATTACAAAACGGTTTCAAACACTGCATCAATTCAAACAATTTTCTAAACGAACCTGTCCGAGATGGTTGTAAAATTAAGTATAGGGGTGTTCTAGATCCCACGATTAGAACCGCCTGTATAGCACGATCTCCGGATAGGTATTCAGCAATTCATTTTTCTAACAACTCATGGAACGAGATGAATGCCATCAAAAAACGCGTAACCTGTAAAGTGCCAATACCTGAAGATGGCCTGATATTAGGCCTATTCAAACCTTGGTTGCGCAAAAACAGACGGCTTTTATTTTCTAAAATGAGAGTTTCCAAATCCGACCTACCTTCCTGGGATGAGTCCTTGCAAAACTCAAACGCCTCCCCTAGTGTTAAGAAGATACTCTCTAACACGAAAGACAAGTTGGATAGGGAACATATCACGCTTGACACCCCCATTGAAAAGAATATCGCATCTGAGTGGACATTACGCTCGGTTTTTCTGAAGATAGAGAATCTGAACTATAGATCTCTCGGAGGTGTCAAGAACAAAGCCCCCCGTATCATAAGTGGCGCTCAGCCACAATTCATCTGCAACACCATGCAATTCTTCCAAGCATTTCAGAAGAAACTAAAGACTGCCTGGCATCCAAACTTTCCGATCACTTTCGCTAGTGGTATGGACGGAGAGGGCGTGGGAAAATGGCTATCTAAACGTCTCCATAAGAAATTTCTTTATGAGGATGATGTTTCTCTTTGGGATGTTAGTGTTCAACACGAATTGCTTGTGTGTGAAGCAATGATTTACGATTGGTGCGGGGCCCCCTCACTGGTTTCCCAGCTAGTGTGGAAGAACATACGAACGCGCGCAAAAAGTAGATGGGGCATCCGTTACACAACACCAGATGGGAGGAAGTCTGGTGACCCGTATACGTCATGCGGTAATTCATTGTTGAATGGTCTTTTGCACTTGTACATTTATTGTACCGTTCACAATTTATCTGTCGC